AGAGAACTCGCGTTCTCTGCCCTTATACTATAAATAGTATAAGGGGCTCCAACCTAGCCTCTCGCGAGGCTTAGGCCGTCCCGCGTATCCGGACGAATATCCTCTGGCAGCCAATGACGGCTGTAGCTGATATACGTGTCGTGACCTTCGTACGACGTTATGTCGTCCACCGGTAACGACCCCTTCTCCAGAACATTGAATATCTGGTCGAAGAGCTGGCGCCTCAGTAAAGTACTGAAGCAACGCAGGACGCTCACCGTACTGGACTCGGTCAACTCGAGTAGAGAACTCGATGACTCGAAATTCCCACCGATGGAGCCATTCATTCCACCTTCTAGGAAGGTGACTAATGTCTGGACCACAGTAGGACGCCAGTCCTGTGAAACCGCTATCGCGTCCCACAATGGGTAGCCGTCGTAGACGACTATCACCAAGTGTCGATTTGCAGACTTCGCTTGCATTCCAGTATCCTTTATAAAAGAGGTTATTGGTAGTGTCTAGCATAGCCTGCCGCGAAGCGGGGCTATCGCCGATGACAATCTTAGGCTTAATAGGAGTTATATCATACCCCTTAAAGCCGTCGGTACCGCAAGACTCACGGAAGTGGCCAATGTGAAACGATTTGTTTTCATTGACCTTAAGTCCGAGAGCGACCAGTACTTTAGTCATCGGAACATACCGAGCGTTCGGGATTATAATATCATCACCGAACACTCTGACTTGGTGACGTAACCGTCTTATTTTGTCCCAAGTAACACGGCCATCGATGGAAACACCGAGAGCTATGCACAGAAAGACAAAGGTTTGAACGGGGAACGTCGTAGCAGTACCCTGCGAGGCAAACTTCTTCAATTTAATGAAGGAGACAGTCGGGGAAATAGTATCCCGAATATACCTCGTTCGTGCGGCGTGGAGGCAATGAAGGAGTGATTTATTTCTCCTAAATATACGCTCCACTAACCAACACGACAATCGATCCGATGCGGAGGATAGATCCACCGTAGCTAAAGATCGATCCAGGGAAGCTTTGAGGGCCATCTGTCCCGAGAGATCTTGTCTCTCAAAACACACGAAGTCAGTCCCAAAGATGGACTTAAGTCGTGAGACCATAAAGTGGCGTATGACTTGCTGACACCATTGGTGTTCAGTAGGTTCAGACGCAATCAGCCTAGGACTCTTTGCCGTTTTTGGAACGGCAATTAGCCTAGAACTCACTTCGTGGTTTGATGGAAGTGACTCCAGATCCCCTGCAGTAGTACCGCAGGATCGGTATGGAAACCACTCCTCAAGCTTACGTGACCAATTAGGGAAGTGGTATTTATCCACAATCCCTTTGCGATCACTTACAGCTCCAGGTCCATGTCGAAAGCCGGTAGGTCGGCCCTGATCGTGCAAGTCACCCGAATAGGTGACAGGCTCGCAGAAGCCGATTCTTTCGGATAGGAGGTCCGCAACTTCTTGGATTCTCCTATAGGTACCCGACAGACCATCTTCTTTTGAACTGAGTTGTTCAAATAAGTCATGGTCGCTCCGAGGCACGATATCACAAATGTGAATACCGTGACCCAGAGATTTAGGGTCGAGTTCGTCTTCCGACCAACGTAAGGTCGGCGGGCGAGTCTCGTGCTCGATGTCATGATACTCCTTTACTGCCTGTTGAAGGCGTTTGGAGGAGCAATCATGCGCAACTTTCTTCCCAAGACAGAATATCTGTCTCAAGAACATAATTGCGTTTACATCGGCATCCTCTTTCAAGCATGCGTCTCTATCGAAGATACGCAGCCAGAGTCCCGAGAATAATCTCGGCACTCTAACCCTCTTTGAAACCGCTTTACATAGCGGTCCATCGAGGACAAGGCGTCCGGTCTCTAATCCCTGTATTAAAAGGGAATCGAGTTCGGGGAGATCTAGGGAAAAGAACCCTAGACCTCTACTTCGACAGTTAAGGGCGAGTCTCTCACAATCAAGATCCAAGCCCTCAAGACGAGGGTATGCCACACGGATATCATTACAGACTCCGTGTGCGATATTGAGAAGGCTATTTGCGAGGCTTTTCATATCTTCCTCCTTCATCGTTGGAAGGTAGATAATCCTGCCGCCGCAAACTTACGTCACTGACTTGAGCCCCGAATTACTTCGGTTTTCCGGCGCGAATTATCGCGACTGCGAACTCAAGCAGCTTGGACACAGTCTTGCTTTTGGCAATCCTGCTGACCTTGCTGAGGAATCCCATTACTAAGATTCCCAGTTTATCAACTTGGTAGTATTGGCTTCCGTTTGGAAAGCCAATAACCCAGTAACGAACTTAGCCGGATCCGTCACGGTGTCATTGTCATCGTTTTCGAAGACAGTGTACACCTTGCGGACCGTTGAATTCGTCGCTGGCGCCACCGGATACACTTCCTGAACGAGTTCGACATTGTGGCGATTGACTTTCAATCCACCACGTGTCTTATCGACATAGGAAGTGTTACGGAGACGCAGCTTGAAGCAATCAGTCGAACTCTTCAGCATGTACTCAGATGAGTAAGCATCCTGGTTAATTCGAGTGAGAACTTTAGCTACCGAGTTAATGGTAACAGTAAGTGTATCGGCGAACATAGCTCTACTCCTTGAGCTCAGTTAGAAAATAGCGAAATTGCTATCTCCTCGCGACCCTGATTTGATCAGAGTTACGAAGAACTCCGACTGAACCCAAGATCGACATCTGGCGTGCATTTAAGAACTCCAGATGGGAAGAAATGAGAGCGGGTGAGGTACTACGCGACTTCGACTCGGCTTTACAATTCACCGCAGTCATCGTAAGATGATCTGAGGGGTCATATATTGCCGGGCACGAAGTTACAGTAGTCTTGTGTCTCATCACTTGAACAAGTGACGGCGTAGCGGGTACGATGTTTCTATGAGCGGCAAAGAATTGCCCAACATTGAAGCACCAATCCGTAAGCCACGAGAAGGGAATTAATTCCCACGCAGTTGAAGGATCAACTAAAAGTCCTCCAACAGCGTTCAACGCGAGACGCCTCATGTCAGCTGAGTTTCCAGGAAATTCCTGGTTAGGGGTCCATGTTATGAAACCCCAAACTCGTTCGGTCGTACGTTTCTTCATAGATCCTATTAAGGTTCTATAAACAGACTGAAGGTACATATTAAATGTACTCTCAGACACGTATGTTCCGATGTTGACAGTCCGCCTAAGTCCCCTTTGCTTCAAACGTTGTAATTCGACGACTCGTTGATCAACGAATCCGCCGAAGTTCATAACGTTTACGAAGTCACGCACCAAAGGCAACCATCCAAAATAACCCTGGAGGGTTGTCTCGGCGAAATCCTGAGCAGCATGGCTGTTCTGGAGTCGCCGTCGTCCACCTGGGCCAGACCTAAGTTTGGCAAAGATGGATTCACCGGCGCGTTGAAAGAGCTCAGGAAAATCCTTAAGCTCAACGGCAGCAATCGTACAATCGGCAACTGGCCGACTGGGATTGGTAGCAGCCATAACTTGGGTTGCTACAGTGAAGCCGTCAGGGGAATTAGTGAATAGTGACGAAACCAGATCGGACTGTCTCCCGCGTACTGCATCTGCAACATATCGATTAAAATATGGTGCAAAGTAGTTGTCGAGAGGCCGATCAATTATTCCTCCGTCAAAGGACTGATGATTGACGATGAAGTTTCCTCCATCGCCAGCTTGGGGTTCTGCATCCGCCATGATGGACGTACGGTCAATGACCGGCGGCCCTTCTGACGTATCCATTGTCCAAGTAAATCGTCCTGATGTTCCACCCGCTTTTGTGGTGGAGAAGGATTTATTTGTCACAATTCAACTCCTTGGATGGGTAGGTAAGAAACGACCTACCCACAATTGAGGGTGAGTTAGACTCTGGGAGCGCGCGAGC